TCACCCGGACCACGAGGTCGTAGCGGAACTCATCGATCATGCCCTGGGACATGCCGAGCGAGCCGGCGCCCCACTGCACGCTGAACATCTTGCGAGCGAGGTTCCACAACTGCGGCTTGTTGTAGTAGACGCCCGTCGACATGGTCAGCGGTGAGAAGTCGGTCTGGCCGGGGAGCTTGTGGGGGCTCGTGTTCCACCCGCCCTCCCGGTAGGCCACCATCTCGGTGTTCATGGCGATGCCCTCCACCGACATGAAGCCGAAGTCCGCGAAGGGATCGGCCTCTCCGGTGAGGATCGCCTGGACGTTGAACTTGAAGTTGCGGATCGGATCGACCCGTGCGGTCACAGCCATCTAGGTACCTCCTCAGGCCGCCGGGCTGATCTCGGACGTGGTGCCGCCACCCCGGTCGAACTGCGTGATGCGGATGATCACGAACTCGGCGGGGTACTCCAGCGCCACTCCCACTTCCATGCGGACTTCCCCACTCTGGATGACCGATGGCGTGTTGAGCGTGCTGTCGCACCGGATGAAGTAGGCGTCCGACGCCGAGACGCCAGCGAGCCCGCCGGCCTCCCACATCGGGCGCAGGATGCGATCAGCGGTCATGCGGAGGCCACTCCACAGCCGCTGGTCGTTGTTCTCGAACACGGCCCACTGCGTCGACTGGCGCAGCGACTCCTTGATCGAGATGAGCGTGCGCCGGGCGCTGACGTAGCGGTCGGCGCCGTAGGTCTTGCGGGTGCGGGCACCCATGACGCAGATGCCGGAGCCGACGACCGAGCGCACGACGTTGATGTTCTTGGAGTTGAGGTCGCCCATCTCCGAGTCGGTGAACTTGGTCTGCACGCCCACGGCGTTGGACAGGCCGGCGATGACACCGGCCGGCGCCCGGAACACGCCCACCGTGGCGTCGATGCGGGCCATCATGCCCATCACCGCGCCGCCGGGCGGGCAGATCAGCGTGGTGCCGACACGGCGGGGGTCGGGGATGATGATCCACGGCCCGTAGCTGGCCGAGTAGCTGTCGCCCAGGTTGGCGCCGAGCGTCGACTGGATCGTCGTGGCGTAGGCGCTGGAGTCCTGGTTGGGCAGCCGGGGCGGCGCCGAGTCGTTGATGATCATGATGTCCTCACGGTCCGTGAAGGACGTCCCCGGCATCGTCGTGCTGACCCACACGTTCTGCACCTGCGACGTGTCCATCTTGGTGACGTCGCTGAGGTAGCCGCAGATGTTGAGGTTGATCGGACCCTCGACCTTGCTGATCTTCATGGCACTGTTGCGGAGCGCCGCAGCGTCGGGGATCCCCGGATCGATGCCACCGGTCAGCGCAACCTCGCTCGTCGTCTCCGCCGGCTGCGGCTGCAACGTGTTGAGGTTGGTGATGCGGATGTAGCGGCTGCCCGAGTACAAGTCGTTGACGGCGCTGTCGACGCGCCGGCTGCCCGAGGGGTTGCCGGTGACCGACAGGCCGCTGAACGTCTCGACCGTCTCGTAGTTGCCGTCGGTGTTCTTCATGAGCACCTGGAGGGCGAAGATGTCCTCGACCTTGCCGCCGCCGTAGTCGACGGTGCCCTGGGTCACGAGGCCGTACTTCAAGTCGTTGCCCCACGTGCCGACCGAGCGGGCGGCGATGGTGAAGCTCGACAGGTTCTCGACGCCCGTGATCTTGCCGTTGACGCTGATGTAGGCGGCGACGCCCGCCGAGCCCGCCGACGTCGGCGCCGAGCGGATCACGTAGCAGAACCGGCCCCCGTTCTGGAAGAACGAGTACACGGCGTAGGGCAGGTAGCTGAGCACCATCGGCGGCACCACGAGCGGGTCGGGCGTGCCCGACGTCGGGCCCGAGGACCAGACCGAGGCGCCGGCCGTGCCCGTGACGTGCGCCTTGCTCGCGTCGCTCAGCGTGACGAAGTCGCCAGCGTTGAAGGCGGGGCCGGTGTAGTGGCCGTCGCCCACGGTGGCGTCCGCCTTCAAGGCGGCGAGGTTGGCGAAGGACTGCCCGCCGAGGGCAGCCACGGTGCGGTCGTTGGGGTCGGTGCTGGGAGGCTGGATCGGATCGAAGTTGCCGAAGAGAGTGACGTAGTCACTCCACGACTCGATCAAGATCGGCTCGTTCAACTGGCCCTTCTGAGCCACCCCGACGAAGGCGCCGACCGTGGTGGTCGATGCGATGTCGGACGGGTTGACGAGCAGGCTCTCCTCCAAGTACACGCCCGGACGGCGGTAACTCGTTGGCATGGTCGCTCCTGATGCGATTGGTGTACGTAGGTACGTTCAGTGCGACGATCAGTGGTACGAGCCAGGCGGCGGTGTCACGTTGCGGGCGGCACAACCCGCCCCTCGTGCGCGACGTAGAAGTACTCCCCTTCGTCGGCACGTTCCTGGGCCGTGTGAACGGCCATCGGATTGTCGGTGTTCTTCAACACGGCGTTGAAGTACGAATCGAACTTGGCCCGCTCGACCACCGGGATGAGCACCCGGAGAGCGAGGTAGCGGCTGTAGCCATCGGGCGAGGCGAAGGAGTTCTGCGGGATCTCCGTCAGCATCGAGACGGTGTAGATCTTGCAGAAGATGCGCTTCGTGCCCGACTCCGTCGTCTCGATGCGGTCAGCAGCCTGGAACCCGATGCGATCGGTCCGGCGCTCGACGCCGTCGACTGACGTGATGAAGAAAGGGCGGTACGGGATGACGTCGGTCATGAAGATCGACTGGAGGTACCGGTCGTGGAGGGCGCTGCGGCTGTAGACGGCGATCTGGAAGACCAGGTTCATCGGGAGATAGTTGGGTATGGCGTAGCCGCGGCCCCAGCCCGTCTCGTCGTTGATCGGCGGCAGCGTGGGGCTGAACGACGGCTGATACAGCCCCTCGGGGTCCTGGTAGAAGTCCGACGTGAAGAGGGCGTAGTCGGGCTCCACCGTCAGCAGGTCGATGGTGATGAACGGATAGGCCAACTGCCGCTCGCCCTCGGGGTAGCGGAACCACACGCCGACGTCGGTGTCGCCCTGGAAGCCCGGCCGGCTGGGCACCTTGATGCCCACGAGGCGCTTCTTCAACGCCTCCTCCTCAGCCAGGATGAAGCCGAGGTGGTTGACCAGGTCGGGCTCGGCCCGCAGGGGGTAGATGTCCGGGTTCGGCGCGATGTCAGTCACCCGTGAACCTCCCTGGGAAGGCCGTGCTCATGTGCTCATCGAAGACCTGGCTGGCGTCACGCATGTCCTCGGTGAGGGTGCGGAAGAGCGGGACCGGCGGGCGGACCTCGTCGCCGTACTCGATGGCGAACGCCTGGCTCACCATGGTGTTGTCGCGCACACCCACGACCAACTGGCCGTCCTGGCTCCAGACCTCGATGTAGTCGGCCAGGGAGGACCATTCCGGGATCGCTCGGGCCTTCGCCACCACCCGCTCGTGCAGGAAGGCCGACGCCTTGTTGGCGGCCACCGCAGCCTCAGCCTGGAGACGTTCCCCGTACGCGCTCAGTTGCACCGTCAAGGTGGACGGGAACACGACCTGGACCATCAGATCTCCGGGCTGGGCGGTTGTGAATGGGGGCGCTCGCCCCCACGTGCGGCGAACGCTACCGCATGCCGGCGATCAGGTTGAGAATCTGGTGCACCACCTGCAACTGCGAGTTGGGCACCAGCATCTCCCGGGGCGGAGCCTCGCCCTCAGCGACCTCTGGTTCCCGCCAGGAGTTGACATCGATCTGCACTGACAACTCCAGGAGTTCTTCGATCGTCGCCTGATACACGGCGTTCTGCGTCATCGTGTTGGCGACGTCCACCCCGAGGATGCGAATGGCGTGCATGGCCGTGTCCGGGTGGAGCATGGCCGGAAGCTACCAGTAGTAGTTCCCCTGCTCGGGGTTCCAGGAGACGATCTCCCAGTTGTTGTAGTACTCCGTGCCCTCGACGCCGAAGTCACCCACCATCCTGGCGTTGCCGCCAGGGCTCACCGTCCAGCCAGCACCCTTCGCCATAAGGCCCCACCAGGCGTCACCGCCCCAGTTGTTGAATCCATATTCAACTGTCTGGTACGGGTTGCCCATCTGGATCACATCGCCCCACTCGGTGCTGG